ATGGAGCTTCAGCGTTTATACACTCCACTATATCATCTATTCGGATTTCATTTAATTTGTCTAGGTAGTCAATGACTCGTTCAATTCGATTAAAGTCTATTTCCATGCCATTGCAAGTATCATGGGAGTTTTTATATAGAACTTCTTTTATCAGGTCTCTTAGTTCTTTCATTTGGATTGATCTTTGTCAGGGTTATAGTTTTTACTGGATTCAAGGGTATCATTACCTTTAAGGGGTAGGATTCCTTTCTTATACATCTTTCCTATTACGCCACAGATTTCGCATTTGCATCTATAAGGGAATTCTTGAATGAGTTCCCATATATGATCTTTCTGTTTACATATCTTCATTTGGGTTGAGTGTTTAGTGTTTAGTCTTTAAGGGATTTTACTAGTTGTTTAACTGATTTGTCTATTACTTTGATTTCGACCTTATCACTGCCTATTTCTCTCCAAAAGATGTTACCATCGAGATGGGATTTGATCTTCATGAATTCTTTTTTATCTTTGATATAGGTCTTGGGCATTAATTATGCTTTCCTTTCTAACACGAAGCAGAAGTTAGAATGATAGGAAGCTGAATATGCTCCTGTTGTTGCTATGTGACCTGAAGTTACAGAAATGACTTTCCAGCCTCTATCAATCCAATCGTTTATAATTTTATCGTTATTGGTTATTACTACTTTTTGTTCCATTGGTTGAAGTGTTTTGTTTATTAAATCTTATGCAGATACTCCAAAACGCTTTCAAATTCGTTCCATTCGTATCTTGTGTTTTCTAGCCAAAATGTTCTTGTTTTTGAAAGATAATCAGGGGCAGTTCCAATTTCTTTTATTCGTTGTTGTTGATCACTTGTTAGGAAGTCATTAAAACCCAATACAGGGTGTTTATTTACGTTTAACGGGTTTATATCAGCATTTAGGGTAATTACACTGGCTAGGTATTCGGCATAGAGATTACAAGCTGTAATGAAGTCAATTCGGTATTTCATTCTGCTTTTTGGGCAAATGCTGTTAGGAATATTTTAAGATTTTCTGCTTCGATTTCGGTACTACAATCAGCGATACATTCCAGTCCACCTATTTCTTTCATATTAGATTTAGGGTTGTATCGGATATAAACTGACCAAAACTGGGCTTCTGATGGTTCACACTGTTCCACAAATGACTTAGCTGTTTCTTTCTTTACTTCACGGCAAGGATGGATTTCTATTGCATCAAAGTTATGCTGAGGAATTGCTTTTGTTATTAATCTAATTGCCATGTTATTCTTCTTTTGTTTTATTTATCAGTGATTTCAAATCAATGTCGTTTACAAGACACTTACGTTTTTCCATTTGGATTTCCCACCATGATTTATAGCTTCTACCTGAGCGACCATTTCTTTTTCTATTGCTATCCAGTTCTTAGTATTAAATGCCCATAAGTATATTATACCATTAATGAACAATATACCACAAAACAAAATACTTGTTCCTACACACCAAAAGATTAATTGAAGAATTCTAGATAGTATTATAAGTAAAAATTTCATAATGAGAATTGATTAAATGCTGTTTTATCTTTTCGCTTTGATAACTGTGTTGCCTTTTGCAAGTCTTTCATTAATTGTTCGTAATCACGACCATTTAGCATTTCCTTGAACTTTCGTCTATTATCAGTAAGACCTTCTATCGCTTTAATGATAGCCAGTCTATGTGATCCATTTTTATCAAATCTAGTAAGTTGTCTTACATAGCTTTCGTTTAATGAAATCTGACCCTTAATCCAACCTATTTGTTTAAATTCTTTCTTATGTTCAAGAAGTTCTTGTGGTGTCATGAGCGTTCTTTTGATCAGTGAATTGTTTAATGGCAGTATCTAAAGCTTTCTCGAAGCCTTCGGATACTGGAGTTAAAACCCATTTGTCTTCTCTATACTTTGTATATTCATTAAGAATCTTATACATATCACAATGAGTATGTGGATAGAATTCAATGAATGGAAAATTGCTTGTAAGTGTTGAGAGTTCTTCAATCTTAATATCAAGTCCTTTATACTTAGCTTCAAACTCATCACGTTCTTTAGCTATTTCCAAAGCACGATTAGCATTATGTTCAGCATCATTCTTAAGTTGAGATAACCAACTCAGATCAATTTCATGTTTGTTATCCAATGGACGATTCAAATCATTATAACCATCATCTATCTTTGGTTGAAATGATGCTTTGATTTCTTCCAATAAGTCTTTACCAATTTCAGTATCAAGCAAAGGAATCATCATACCTCTTGTATTGGTAATTTGATACTTGCTGAAAATTTCTTCTAATGAATTATTTTTCATTGAACAGGTGTTTTAAATCTTTAAATTTATGATATAGGATATGTCCTATAATACTTCCAGTTGATCCCTGCCAGTCTCTAATGTAATTGCTAAGGGTTTCTTCTTCATGTTTCCTTCCTAGATCATAGGCTTCACGTTCACGTGGTGTTTTAAATCCAGTGATCAATTCATGTTGTTCTGTTTGCTTACGAGCATCTTCTTTAGAAGCAAATACACTGATATTACAAACACCACAAACATCAGTATGATTAAGATCAACTGATGCACTACAATGAATACACTTGACGTGGTTATATTCTTCTTTAAGTGATTCTTGCATTAGAAATCTCTAGATAAAAACATGAATACTACAACAATAATAATTATCACAATCAGTACTGTTAACCATATAGCACCTGAAGATGAATCTTCACTGGTTGCTGTATCAACTTGATTGATTAAGTCTTCTTTAGTCTGTGATTTAATTGTATCATAGGTATTATGATTGCGATTAAACAGCAAATAATAGTACAAATATTTATTACTGGATATTGATGGATAAGAATGGATTTCAGATTCACTTACATGGCTAACACGAGAATAAGGATGACTATAAGAATGAGTTGTCTCAGTATAGTGACCCTCTGAAATGTGAGTGGTTGTTGTATGACCACTGTAATGACTTTCACTCATGTGGCTCTCGCTCATGTGAGAAGTTGAATGGCTACTGGAAGAATGACTACCACCAAATCTAGCATAAGAGATAGTTGATAATGCAATGGAAAATAGAATTGTGAATAGCTTTTTCATAATGGGTTTGGTTCTACTTTTGGTTCAACATGGTTTTTAATAGTTTCAATAACAGTTATAGCAGTTGGACATACTGAAATTAAAATACTATTTTTATAAAAGAATGTTTGTGATGGTCCAAAAACTACTTCATCAGCAATAACAGTATAACTGCCAATTCGCTGAACATAAATCTTATATTCTTTCATGGTAAATAGCTTATACAAATATAAATAAAAGAAACGGTTAATGTTATAAGTCCAAAACAAAATCCCATCCAATTGAAAAGACTGGACTCAACTGGATTAAATGGAACACCTGACTTCAAGCAGTCTTGTTTAATTCTTAAGGTACAAATAATACCCCATAGAATAAGTAATAAAATCATTGTTATCATATTTGTTTTTCCAGTTTAATTTATACAACAAAATGTGTTAGTAGTTTTTTATCTGTAATTCCGTTTTTTCGTGGCAGACCTTTTTCATAATTAGGCATTGGTAGTCTTCCACCTTCACCACAGAGTGTTTTAATATCACTCGTTGAAATGTTGCTTAAGCAATATCTAGCAATAGCTTCTAGATAATCATATTCAGGTAATTTATCGCTATCTCGTACCCAATTAGCACCTTTGGTATAATATCCGTATTTCCAACAATAGTCTTTAGATATTCCATTTGCAAAGATAGCAAGGTCACTAAATGCACGTGTGTTAAGACGTTGGCAGTGCATTAATAAAATGCTTACAATGTCACCATTTGACATATACTGACCATTATAGTCATCCAGTGTCAGAATCACTTTAAGGTCTTCCCAAATGGTTTTACGATTCTCACGCTTGTACCATCCTTTGGAATAAAGTGCTGTATGAAATAAAGTAAACTTTTCCATTACTCGATGTTATATTTTTTTAATCGTTTATTGATTTCGTTCAATTCTATTTGATCACGATATTTTTTTCTTTTTTCAATGATTCTATCATAAATATCCACAACAACTGAGGATTCAAGAACATATTCAAAGCTACCACATTTCATTATGTATTGAAATGGAGTATTCTCGATAATCAAATCAAATTCAATATCCTTACTCCAAAGAAATAAATGCTTTTTACCTATCTTATGTTCTGTTGTATATGTTTTTTCATTTCTTTTTTCAATAAAAGAAATATTTATACTTGGTTCTTTCTCAAATATAAATTCAAGATCAATTGATGTTGTAAATTTCTTTGTATCATTGATACTGCATTTATATCGATCATTAAAATATACATTTTCACCTTTATACTTGAGTTCGTATAAAGAAGATGAAACAACACTTGATTTAGATGCACGAATGAATTCAGTTTGGTTATTAGAATTAGTATTGACGAATTTCCCATCTTCAATACAAGCATCAATTAGTTTAAGCAGTTTTTCTTTCATAATTTATTCCTCCTCATCTAATGCAGCATCAACACTCATACTTGTTTGTCGGTAATTATCAATGCTTATGGTTGCATAGGGTTCTTTTTCTGCAATGTCTTCAGCAATCATCATAAGTACATCACTAATAGCAGTACCTAGATTATCCAGTTCCTCATTTGAGATGAAGATTCCGTTATCTTCAAAAATCTTTTTAGCACGTTCTTTCTTGGTCATTTCACATTATTTTTGATTTGCCATTTAACCTTTTTAGGATCAAGATACTTAGGGAAATTATTTGTAATAAGATTTACAATATCTTGACTTACCGAGTCACTGATTTTAATATTTATCACTTCAATTTCAACTAGGTTGTCATAGATTTCAACAGCACGTATCTTTGCATAGATATCATAGGTTAATCCATGATTATTATCATTAAGCGTATCAAATGAAGCTACGTTATGATATATACCTAAGTCACCTATTGTTATAGCATGTCGTTTTTTGAATCGTCTTTTCCACCATTCAAGAAATGGCACTTCTCCACTATGTGGTTGCATATTAGTTATTAGATTAATCGTTTCGAGTGATGATGGCAAAAGCAATAATACAACCTATCATCACCAGTTCAATAATTGCAAAGCATGGCTCTAAATACTCCATTATTTTTGCTTTATATAAGGAAGAAATTTAGCATAGAATAAACATACCGCTAGTCTAACTGGTATAATTGATGTATCGTGTCCACTAATTAGTGAAACGAGATATACACCAATAGTAATAACTGTAAAATGAATACAGAAGTTTAACCAATATTCTTTAGTTCTCATTGTAATGTATCTTTTTGTAATTTATGGATTGGATTGTTGCAGTTTCCTTTATGGGTACACCAGTCACAATTACTTCCATGTAAATAACCGATATATTGGCATCCATCAATAGTGTATTCTTCTATTGTAAGACCAGTTCCATTACGAGCATAAATAACGCTTGTTGGGGTTGATTTAAGATTTGATTCAGTACATGATACCAAAACTAAAGCTGAGAGGAAGATAAATAAAAGTTTTTTCATAGCACAAAGGTAAGTAATTAAATTGAGATAAACAAATTAAATTTCAAATAAAACCTTATCTTCAATGATCTTATGTTTAATCTTGTTCATTGGGTTGTCATCAATTTCACGATCAAAATTAATCAGGAGTCTCAGACATTCAAGGTCATCCCAAGCTAATGATTTGATTGGTGTATTAAACTTGATACCATCATCAGTGCTAGTTATGGACATGATAAACTCACCTGGCTGATGCCAGTTAGCAGATTTAGAGCGATAAATTGAGTATTTGGTATTGTCTTTTTTGGTCTTCTTAACCACAATATTATACTCATGTTCTCCTTCATGGTCAATGACCATATACGTCTTTGTCATATTAATTTTTTAACAGTGTTTCAAGATTGGTAAAATCGACATCACGATCTCCTTGTTTCTTGTAATAAGGATAACTACCAATGTCTTCTGATGTACGTGTATTAACTACGTCAATAGATGATCCACTGATCTTACCTTTGCTGATTGAGATATCAGCTTTGTTTTTAAGGATCGTTTCTAAGTCCCCATCTAGTGTTTGATTTTTCATAATCGACTTGGCTTTAGTTATTAATTTAAATACCTAGTCACATTGGCTGATGTAGTAATTACTACTACTGGTGACACAAAGGTAGATATTATTTCTGATATAACCTAATTATTTTAAATTATTTTCATATTTGACCTTTTTCGTTTTTAGTTTATATTTATAATAAACTTAGATTATGACTAACAAACAAGAATATCAAAAAATGTGGCGTGAAGCCAATAAAGAACGAATTAAAATATGGCGTAAGACTAATAAGGCTAAAATAAAGAAAGTTACAAAAAAATATTATAACAAAAACAAAGAAAAAATATTAAACTATGGTAAAAAATATAATATTGATAATAGAGTAATTTTGAAAAACCAAAAGAAAGAATACAGAGCTAAAAATAAAACAAAAATTTCTAAATATAATAAGACTTATCTTAAATCATATCTTAAAAGTTATGAAAAAAAACGTATGTTATCCGACCCTTTGTTTAAACTTAAGAAAAATTTAAGAACAATGATTTGTAATTCACTAAAACAAAAAGGTTATCTAAAAATTAGTAAAACAAATGAAATATTAGGGTGTTCTTTCGAGGAATTTAAATTACATCTTGAATCTAAGTTTGAATCATGGATGACATGGAATAATCATGGTTTATATAATGGAGAGTTAAATTATGGATGGGATATTGACCATATTAAACCACTAATTAGTGCCACTTGTGAAAATGATCTCATTCAACTTAATCATTACACAAACCTACAACCTTTGTGTAGTTATACAAATCGATATATTAAAAAAAATAATTAGTTAGTTAGTAATGACTTTCCTAGATCGCATGGCTATTGGTTGCGAACAAAGGTAAGTAAAAGATTTCAATCTACCAAATTTATTATATGATACCACAGTGTTTAAATAATTGTACCACAGCAAATGCAATACAAAAGATAGGTACTACTTTGCCAAGCAATTTTAAGATTAGTTCTAAAAAATCATTTGGTGCTGTAATCTTCATAAAAAAGATCACAATTGCTATCAGGATAACCGATAGATGATAAATTACATTTGCTGTTTCCATGTTATAGATGTATTGTTTCTTTTTTCAATGATTTACAGTATTCACATTCTTTCACATGAGCATATCCCACTAGCTTATCGTCTGACTTTCGCATGATTTCATAACGTTGTATTACTTTCCATGAGTGAGGGCAAGCAGTTAAGTACCAAATCAGCCATATTGCAAATGCAATGATACCAAGTATAATTAAGATTTGTTCCATGTTTATTTCCTTTTACTTGCTAAAAATTCCATAAAGAGATTGATTCTAGCCAAGTCTTTATCAATATGATTAAGGTCTTGTTTATTGATTGCTTGGTTTTTTTCATACCATTCACTACTACCAAATGTTTCTCTTAAATACTCAGAGTAAACGCAAATTATATGTTGGATCATTTCTACATTTGGTAGATCAATAACTTTTTCTTTAAAATATTTTTCAAGATAACCACTATTATAATTATCGGCTACTTGTTTTGTAAGATGTTGGTTTTTTCGTTCTGAGAGGATATATTTGGCTGTTATACTTTTTAAATCACTTGCATCAACCAATTGATATTTTTCATCTGTAACAAATGGTAAATTGATTTGAGAGTTGGGTACACGATAAAATACGTTACCTTCTTCATCAACCATTACTTGTAAGACCCAATTACCACTATAAGCGAGTTGATTCTTCATTTGTTTCATTTTATTTTTTTTGTTTTACCGTATTTCCAAATCTTATTACACCATTCTTTAAAACCGTAATCTATTTCAGTGCTAGCATAAGGTTCCATATCTCCAAAATTTTCATACTTGATAATACCTGATACCGATTTTCGACCACCTTCAAAAGCGTTCTTCAAATCTTCTTCGGTATATTTCTTATCAGTGGTATTTTCCATTTTAATTGTAGAGTATTTTACCAACCCATTTTCGATTTACAATGATGTCAGCGTTGTTTTCGCCTGTGGTGTAACCTTTCCTTACCAATTCATTTATTTCAGCTCTAAAGCTAACCGTTGGATGATATGGCAATTGTATTCCACCAAATCTACGATTCAATTCAGCACGTATCGGATGCAAGTCTCCCATATTCAATACAAGATTAAAATAATGGAGAATATTTGATAAATGTTGGTGAGATAACTCAGACACTTTTATTCGTGTTCCATACCAAGTTCCCCAAATAGTTTCGTTTGTCATATTAATCTATTTTAACTTCAAAATCAATGTCACATGGCTGATCCAATATTAAATAACCAAGACGATTAACATGATGCATACCACTTGAGTAATACATTGTTGGTATTAAAAACCCTTCTTCATCTTCTTCCTCGCCTTCACCTTCAATGATGGTAACAACACGATGTTCCTTAGCCATTTCGATAACAAAATCCAGTTCTTCACCATAGGTTTCAAACATCTTTCCACTAAAGGAAGCGTTATTATCTAAGTGATTGGTAATAGTGTTAAATTTCTCGTAAAATTCGTATTCAGTTAAATTTACTATTTTGTTATCCATAAGACAAAGGTAAACAATTTATTTCAAAATAACAAATTAATCTAATCTTTTTGTTGCACCATTTGAGTCTGTTACTATCATGTATGGCTTACCACCATTAATTGTTAAGTTTGACTTGGTGTCACTGGCTTTATTTCCACGTTTCGTTTTCAATACCAACTCATCATTTTCGTCAAATACAGTAAAAACTAATGGTAACAATGGATTAAAGACATATTTAAATCGATCTTCTTTAAAATAGATATTTCTATCAGATTTACCGATTTTGATTGAGGTCTCCTTGTTATAATCAATGTTCAATTCACCTTTACCATTTTTTTTGAGACCATAAACAGCAAATGATGGCTTCTCTCCTTTTTCATCTTCCCAACTAAAATTAACATCCCACATTACACCATTTTTATCAGTGATTGTATTCCAACTATCTTGGATATCACCTTCTTTAAGGTCTACAGTAAACTCTTCATTCAAGTATTTAAACTTAATGATCTTAGTTTCACAATTAAGTATTGCTGTATTATTTTTCATGGCTGTTTAGTTTATTAGTGTGAAGCAAAGGTAAGTAAAACTTTTCAATCCACCAAATTTATCGTGGAGAAAAACGCTTATCATCAACAAATAAAATTACATCATGCTTATTATTTTCTTTATCACTCCCTTCAGGTAAATGATAAATCATCACATTCAATCCTTTTTCAAATATACTCTGTGCTATTTCAAATACCTTATCATAAGGGATATAGGAGTTATGATCATAACCAGTAATTGATTTAAAATCTTGCCCTGCAAAATTATAAATACTGGCTTTTTTATCAGCACATGCAATAACTTTATTCTTCGGTTCATATAAACCAATAATCTTATCCACAGCAAATCCAACACTCTGTGGATTGACTAGTACCAGTGTTTCCCGTATAGCTTTTTCTATTGCTTTTCTCATGATGTTATTTCTCCTTTACAATGTGGACATAAGCAAATGGTTAAAACTTTTCCAGTCTCTTGTTTCCTAGCAATCAATCTTTCAGGTGGTAATCCACAATTCAACAAATGTGGCGACTTCTCATATCTTCCATGTAACATTCTAACAAGACCTGTTTTCTCATCCTTATCAATTCGATCAACAGTAAATTTATCATCTGCTATGATTTTGGTAAAGTATGTCTCACCAACTTCAAATGGTAAATCAACAGTTTCAGGTTTAGTATTACAAATGAGTTTCATCAGTTCAATCCAAATACTTGGACACCTTTAAGATTGGTGGATTTTTCAAAATTGATTCGCTTTTCAAAACACTTTGTTTCATGAGCCATCAATGCTTCTTCAACAGTTTTGATATTGCGATTCAAAAAACCTAGTTGTTGTTCTAGGGTAATAACTTCCAGTATCTTCTTATCAAAATCAACTGGCATCACCATTAAATCCTTCTTGCATGATTCTAATTCAGCTTTAATTTCACGTAACTCATTAATAAACTGCCACGTTTGTGAGTGGTTTAGGTTATTAAACACATCAGCTAAATTCAATAGGGTTGGATTAATTTTCATGGGATAAAGGTAAACAAAATATCTGAGATAACCAAATATTAAAACTCTTCTGATACAAATTCCATTTCAATATCCAAATAATCTTTGCAGATTTCTTCTGCATCAATTCCGATCACTTCATCTTCAACATAGTAATAAATGGATTGATCAATTGCTTCTTCAGCATCACCAAGTGTTCCTTCATATTCATCATTGATCCCAATTGCTTCTGATAGTGATTCACTTGCAATTGTAATTGTATGTTCAACACCTTCCATTATAACATTAAAAGTACGGACAGGATACTCTTTACCATTATACTTGATGCTGTCAGTTTGACGAGCAATAAAAATGTCTTCACCAGTTGGTGTTTCAGCAAGTGCAATCCAACTCATGTCAAATAGATGAGAGGCAATCAAGCCTTTTTCAGTTGCTACTTTGTGGATAGTATCAATGTTGATACCTGTACGGATATCCTTAAGGATATCACTGTTGTTGTCGTGGAGTACGATTATCATGGCTATTGGTTTTTTGGTATGGTGTAAAGGTAATAAAAAGAAATGAGACTACCAAATAAATAACTAGATTTATTCTATTTTAATCCATTCAAGATGCCAATATTCAGCATCAGGATGTGCAACAAATATTGGATAGCTTCTTGTTCTTCCTTCTTTTTTCAATCGTTTTAATTCTCGTTTTAAACCAATAATACCTTCTCTATTTCCCATAATCAATTCTTTTTTATTTATTCTATGTTTAAGGTCTTCTATTGTTATTGGATTATGTTCAGTGCTTCGCATTTTAATTATATTTAGTTTCCAAACTCTTTTTGCAAGCTATCAAAATGTGCATCTCGTGCTTCTTTGGTTGGATAATTGCCAATAGCATCACGATCTTCTTGTTCTTTTTGATCCTTCTTTTGCGCTTCAACATTTTCAATATTGGACTCAACCCACCCCTTATGCTTTTTAGTTACACTCACACCTACACTAAATCCAATCAATCCAATGATAAAGATAATCACAGCAAACCCAATCAATCGTTTAGTAAGCTGTCCATTCAAATTAGTTCGCTCTGTTGTTGTCAAGTACTGAGCATCTAACTCATTGATATCCTTAACTGGTGAGTTGATGATACCATAGATGGTTCCTCCAAACAAGATCAAGATAAGACTAATCAGTAATGATGCAGTATTAATACTGACTAGTAAATTGATTGTAGGTTCAGTAAAAAAGATATTGATCGCTGATATTGTGATCCAACCATTGTGGCAATCCAACAAAAAATAACCACTGATTAATGCTGAGAGGATAAATCCCATATTAAGCCTACCATTAAAGGCTAAAAGGCTAAACAATAATATAACTGGGGATGCAATTGATGATGTGATGAGACCGACCACCAATCCAACCAACAAACCAGTTGTTTGCATATTGGAGATAGTGTTAAAATCCCATTGGGCAACACTAAAACTACTACCATCACTGTTTCTCCCTTTGAGTATGCTTCTTGGTGTAATATTCATGATTAGTGTTTTTGATTATGATCCAAAGGTAAACAAAAAAAACGAAACCACCAAATTACTGGTGGTTTTATTTTATTATTTTTTAGCACCAAAAAATTCATTGGATGCATTAATCACCCACATTGGTACATCTTCCCAATCACTATCCAATTCTTCTGCTCTTTTTCGCAAAAACTTCTCAAGTGGAGTAGCATTAACTTGTTCCACATTTAGTGTCGATAAACACTGTTCGACTACTAAATTCCATGTACCACTTGGATCAGATTCTTGCTCTGATGGATACATTTCAAGTACTTCATTGATTTGGGCTTCAGTTGGTTTATAACCTAATTGGTTCGCAACTTGTAATACATCTTCTCTAGATATTTTTGTCATGGCTATTGGTTTTTGGTATGATGTAAAGGTAGATATTATAATTGATAAATGCAAATTATAGATCAATTATTTTCCAGTATTTTTTATTGCGTTTTAAGGTAAATTTAGCAGGGGATTCATCCCAATCCAAAAATTTTTGGATTCCTTTTTTCACATCACCTTCACTAAATTCAAGATTAATTTTAACCTTGTCATACATTTCTCCACTTACAACGTCAGCTTTTGCATATTCACTCACCAATTGAGCATATACTTCCTCAGATCGATCACCATCAATATCAAAACTTGATTGACATTTAGGGCAAGTGCAATGCTTACCAAGAGCATCTGTGTGAGTATTTAATTTGGTTGAGATAAAATCAAACCCACAATTAAGGCAAACTACTTCAGCTCCATCAAATTCAGGATCATAAGGACACTCAGTATCATCTTCAATTGAGGTAATATTTTCACCAACTTCTCGGTTATCTAAGCTTGCTTGTAATTTTGGATATGTAGCTTCGATGATTTGATCTTCTGTTGCCTCACTATCAATGATGATTCTCACCATTAAAGATACTTCAACAAGTTTTGCAATTTTTGTCATGGCTGTTTGGTTTTATGTAACTGATTAGGTTACTGGTTAAGGCAAAGGTAGAAAAAAAAAGTCGATCTACCAAATTATAGACCGACTTTTTTAAAATTATTTTTTTTACTTTTTGATCTTCACAATCCATTCAACTGACATCTCACCAAAGTTGACCAATTTAGTATCAACATTGTGGAGACACAACAGTTTTTTGTATGCGTCAAGATACTTTGGTTTCAAATCACTTACACCCCAACCAGTAGTACTGACGTTTGCTTTGTGATGACTACGGTTTGTTGTAAATACAACAACACTCTTATCACCATTCTTAGTTGCAGTCTTGATAACGGCTAGCATTTTATCCAGTTCTTTATTGCCACTGGATTTTACAGAAGTAGTCTTTGCTACTGCCTTTTTGGTAGCCACTTTTTTAGAATTTGCTTTTTTAATCGTTTTTGCCATTTTAGTTTTTATTAATGAATATCTATTGCCTAACAAAGGTAAGGAAAAAATACCATACATCCAAATTTATCTTATTTTTTCTTAAGTATCATTTTTAACTTGTTCTTCACCAGTGTAATGGTTGATCGAATTTCACGATAATCTTCATCTGTGAGCGTGTTTTTATCAGTAAGCATATCTTTTATCAATCTAGCATTTAAGTTCACGTAAACGTTCTTTAAATCGTTTAGGGCTAATGCTGTTATCTGAGCATTGGTTGGTTTACCACCTTGCTTCTGAATATCTTTTTGAATTAAAGCTTTTCCATATCTTCTTGGTAAAACTTTTTCTTTTTTTGTTGTCTTATTAATTTGAACTTCTTCAATGATTACTGGAATATCATCTAGAACTTTAATCGTTTTACCAATGGATTGTGCTAGATTGGTATACTTGTTTATAAGATCGGTTTTAGTTAATATTACCTTATCAAATAAAGTTCTCATTAGTGATTTTGTATTATCACTTAGTTTATTTTCCTTTGCTAGAGTTCTTAAGACATTGAAAGATAGGTTTATCTCTTCTTTGAAGATGGTAGATAAATCTTCATCTTTCTCAATAACACCTAAAGTAATAAGTTCATCATACTCTAGTTCTTTCAATTTTTTTACTTCTGTCGCCATATTTACAAATCTACGAAAATGTTTCAATAACACCAAGTGATTTTTATCTTAATATATTTGGTTAAGTCAAAATGATTCATTACCTTTACTTCAATAATCAAACCTGTGGTCTAACCAACTACATTGAAGCCATGCGACCCAACCACTGTTAAAGTGTTGGGCTTTCGTTATTATTTTCATCTCAAAAAAAGATGTTAATAACTTTTGAATAAAATATCGGAAAAAATTTGGAAAATAAAATTTTTTTATTTATCTTCCCAGATTTTTGCATAAATGGAAATCCCCAACACTAGTCGGGGATTTGGGAGTTATTGTTTTTTAACGTTTAGATAAGCTGCTGGGTTATTCAATACCTTGATAACAGCTGCTAGCTCCTTGTCATCGAACATATAGGTGCCACCTTCATCGTTGGTGTCCTTACGAACTTTTTTGCTAAACAAAGACCTATCAGTAGCGTCTTTTGGATTTCCCAACCCAGCAGCTGCCATAACCTGGCTTTGTTTCAACATTGTATCTTGAAGTTTCGTCTGAACTTCAGAATACTCTTTGTCATAATCTCTCTCATTTCTCTGTGCAGATGGCTCTTTTGGGGCCTTTTCTTGTATTGGGATCGAAAGTGATTCACGTAGTTTCTTTTTGATGTCGTTCTTGTTCATAACCTATTGGTTTCCTAATAAATATCCTAAAAAAGCCAAAAATCAGCTTTTATGTACACAAATGTGTACATGAATCACTTGTTGTTCAGATACCTCTTTCATAATATGCTTCTTCCTCACTAATAAAAGTATTTACTTCAACTGGAGATAGCCGTATTGCTCTCCCTGTTTCTATAAATATTTTTGTTTGTATATCTACAATTCTATTGTTTAATTCAATTTCTTTTTGTTCAGCCCATTCAACATAGATACGTTCTATTTCTGACTTATCTAATTCAAATATTGATTCTAGTGATGATAATACATCAAGTGATCTAACTTCACATTTTTGAATGCGATCAAACAAGAAATATGAAACGTATGTTGAAAGAGTTATACGATAGTTTTTATCTAAGTATTTAACTACAATGTCTTTCATCACTTAACATAATAATCATTAAACTGCTTATCAATCCACTCATTATAAATTGATAGAGTATCCTCTTCTGTAATATTGAAGATGAGTTGTAGACTAGCAAATAGTGTTTTAATACCAACTGGTTCTCTATTAAAACGATCAATTAACGTATATGAAACAGTTGAAAGAGGGACATAATAATTTTTATCCAAATATCTTATAACTATTGTTTTCATTTGAACAATAGGATTTAAAACGCATTGAATATCTTCAATGACATAAAAATTAAAAGTCCTAGAACAATAAACTTAAGCCATCTCCAGTTTTTTGTAATAAGATAAATCATATAAAGTTTTAAGTCACCTCTATTCATAATTAAGAATTTCTAATATTAGAATGGAGAAGTCTTTTTTTCAATTTCAATAAATTCTTCTCTCTTATTTGACGAATCATTTCACGTGTTACGCCAATTTCATCACCTAGGTCTTTTAATGATCTTGGAATATTGCCATCCAATCCATACAAAGCAATCATGATGTATTTATCTCTTGGTTTAAGAGCATCTAACATCTTGGCCACTTCAGATTTAATACTAGATTCCATCACACCATGATCAGTAGCTTTAAATGTTGTATCATCTGAAAGTGTATCACCTAAACAAGTGCTATTGCCATTATCATTGCTGATTTCTCGATCCAATGAGTCAACACTATATCCATTCAACACATCCAAGAATTCAAATTCATCACTTAATTTTTTATATGGTGATTCATCAGATGCTAATCCAAGCTCTTCTCCATACACATCAATGATTTCTTGAATATCAACATTACGACCTAGCTTTTGTTCTAGTTCATTGATCTTTTTATCAAGCTTGTTTAAGCTGTTAATTTTATTGGATGGAAGACGGACCAAACGGCCATTTTTAGCCAAGTATTCTAAAATGATCTTTCTTATCCACCATACAGCATAAGAAATGAATTTATATCCAGTAGCTGGATCAAATCGTTTAGAGGCAATGATTAAGCCAATGTTACCTTCATTTACTAAGTCTTCCAATGGATTTAATGAAGTAGCATATTGTTTAGCTACTGATACAACAAAGCGTAGATTTCTTTGGACCAATTCATCCATCGCTTTTTTATCACCACGACTAGCTTTTTCTGCACAAATCATTTCTTCTTTTGGAGTAAAAATCGCAATCTCTGAAATATCCTTAAGATATTGATTGAAGGAAACCGTCTCTCTATTCGTAACTCTGTTGGTGATGACTAACTGCTTCATAAATTGGTATTAGGTGGGTATTATTGAAAGGGGTGTCTGCGAAGATACTACTTAATTGTTATTGATGCAAGTAAAATTTTAGGTATATAATGGTATATCTTTTGATACCTTAACTGCTTCATCTAATTTTAATGTTGTTCCACAATGAAGATATAAAATTACACCTTGAAATACAGAAGCATCTTTTCTTTCAACACGATAAACCATTTTAGTCATGTGTTGTTTAAAAGAACCAGTAAATTCTGATAATGCTTTTTCTGATAATTTTACATGATCACCTTCTTCTATTTTTTCTAACATTAGTTGTTGGGTTATATGTTTCCTTCTAATTCTCGTTTAAGGTCCTTATCCTTTAACGAAGTCCGTTTATCGTATAGGTTTTTGCCTCTAGCAAGACCAATTTCCAGTTTAATAAAACCAGTGGGAGATAAGATAATCTCTAAAGGTACAATAGTCAAGCCCTTTTGTGACATTTTTTCCTCTAATTTAATTATTTCTTTTTTCTTAAGAAGAAGCTTTCTATCTCTAGTCGGCACATGATTGTTGTGTGTTCCACCTTCTTTATGCTCAGTAACATGCATTCCCTTAATGAATATTTCACCATCTGTAATAAAACAATAAGCTTCAGATATTGAAACCTTGCTATCTTTTATAGATTTAACTTCTGATCCTTGTAATTTAATTCCAGCAATATATCTCTCTAGAATTGAGTATTCAAAAGTCGCTTTTTTATTCTTAACTAATGATTTCATTATTTTTTATTTTTAACCCTAAAGCTTCTAATCCCTTATCATGACAATCTTTAACTTTTTTCATTCCATATTTAGTAGCAATAGATTCAAGTGCTTTTGCATGATAAGCTTCTTCTGGTTCAATTATTTTAAATAATTCTTTTAAATCTTCTGGTGTATTTTGGTCCTTAATGATTACTCTCATACGTTTGAGAGAAAGTCCTTCAGCATAAGCTCCAATTGCTGCTGCTGTTTGCATATCACATACACAAGGAAGAGTGTTTCTCCAATATCTTCCATTGTTAGAAGATTTTTCATATAATGTAATATTACGCTTTTTTAGTATTTCGTCAACTAAGATAGCGTGATGTCTTTCTTGTTCTGCAATCAACATGAAAATCTTATAACTTTCTTTATCATTATAACAATAATCAATTCCAAAAGATGTAAATCTAAATTCAGCATCTTTTTCATTATTATATAATGCTACAAGCCAATGCTCTAATTTTTCTTTATCATTAAGACATTTTGTCCACCATGATTCAGTTATTTTTTTCATTTTTAGCGATGTTTAAATATGAAATCACAATCCTCACACATAAATGGGCTATCTCCATAATCAACCAAAACAATTTTACCATCTAGTTTACCAAAATTTTGAATCTTGTTATCTAGTGGTAATGCTTTAAATTCATTTGCAAATGCTTCTTTGTTATACTCCTCAATACTTAATGATTCAGCCCTCTTCATAATTATTACCACACTAAGTGGTAATCTAAATAACACAGGACATAATTTATCTTTTTGATGGGAATGCTTATACCAATAAACTTCATCGATGTTACTAAGAATTCCCCTAAGAAAAGACTTCCAACGATAACCAGAATTTGAATGCCAGAATCTAGCTATTTTAATAGCGTATGGACCAATAAGAATAACGCTTCGACATGTTCCCTTCTTGATTTGTAATCCCATTATTTATGATGTATACCAATCCCACATGATAGCCTTATCTAATGCTTTTACTTGCTTGGTTAATACATCCAAGCTATCAATTAAATCTGTTCCATTGTTGAAAATGATATAATCAGATGCAGCTATTTTTTTGTCTTCTGGCCATTGATTACGAAGCTTGCCTTCAACATCTTCTAGTGTTGAATTATCACGAGTCATAGCCCTTTTAATTCTGGTATCTGTGTCAGCTGTAACTGTTATGATAATATCAAAACCATCATTAGCTCCAGTTTCAAATAAGATTGCTGATTCAAGAATTACATATCGTTTATGTTTATTCTCAATACAGAATTCTTCAAAACGTGCTTTGATGTAAGGTGTTATTACTTTATTGATTCGAATAAGCTTATCCTTATCGTTGAATATGATCTTTCTCATTTCAGCTCTATCAAGCTTTCCATCAACAAAGATATTTTCATGAATGATTTCTTGAATGGCTTTTTGAATTTCTGGATCACTCTCAGATTCTCTAGCACAAAGATCACTGTTAAATACAGGAACACCTAATTCCTTGAATAATTTAGAAACGGTGGTTTTACCAACCCCAATACCGCCTGTGAGACCAACTCTAATCATTTTAGTTTTTATTTAACGTACAAAGGTAAGAAGAATAATCTAAATAAACAAACTATTTTGCAACTCTTAGGACATTATTTTCAATGACCAAATACTCCCCACTGGTTCCAAGACAATCAATTAAAATTAAATTAGGGAATTCTTCATTCAAATCTAATCTTTTTACTGTTGTATGTCCAACAACACATGTGATTCCATCAACCATATCTTTCAATAATGATACTGGTCTAACCCAAATAGGTCCTTGTGTTACATCATTACCTGTTTGACTTAAATTATTACCCATTCTAAATTTAAACACATTTGGAGTGTATTTAAATAGGTCATTAATACCTTGAACTAATACTTCGTTTATCATAGGATTAGAATTACCTATGAATTTTTCAGCCCATGTCTTTGTTAATCCAGCATGACTAAAGAAAAACTTATCATGTAAATAGCACATTTGAACCAAGTCTTCTTTGATTACCAAATCAATCAATTCTCCAATATCATGTGCATATCCAGCACTATATCCGCTATATGTTTCACCAATATTACGAATGTAATGAAAATCATGGTTGCCAAATAATAAAATAACCTTATTTGGATTAGCTTTTTTATATGCTAAAATATCTTTAAAATTTTCAATCTGACGATTAGGACTATGACCTTGATCATGGGTATCAAAATAATCACCAATGAAGATTACCTTATCGGCATCATCTTCTTTAGCAGTTATTTCTTTCCATTTATTTCTTCCGTGGGTATCTCCAAGAGCAATTATTTTCATTTTTGTTTATGTTTTAAAATAGCAACAGATAATTTCTTATATTCCATACATTTAGGAATGAACCTACTTATTTTTTTCATAAATAATTCACAATCTTTTCTGTTAACTAATCGTATTGATTTTCTAGATACTCTAAAAATTATTGAGAATTTCTTTTTGAAATAGTTAATGATAAGTTTTCGTTCATTATCCGTAAAACTATCTACAGATAATGAAATATGACAATTATTTCCATTATAATATACACTACCATCATCTAAATACCAAAGACAAATTCCTTTATTTGTTAATTTATTTAATATTTCTGTGGTAACAATTTTATTCGGTTTATAAAATTTATCATATATTCTTTTTCGTTTACTTAATGGAATTTTAACAACTATTGTTAAATTTGTATAATATTTTTTAGTTCTAATGTCATATCTTTTTCTATTATACTCTCCATATGGATATCCCAATATATTTGCTTTCCACTTGGCATATTCTTTATTTTTTTGAGAAAAAGAAAACACATAATCTCCTTTTTCATTCTTAAAAATCCAAGAATCACCTAATAATGTTCCATATATAAGTGAATCTTTCATAGAACTACTTCTATTATGATTGGTTTATTTTGCATTACATAATTATGATTCAATACACTAGCATTTACAAATGTACCTCCATCTGGAAAATCAACACGTCCATAACCTTCATGTATATGTCCACATACATGAAGTTTTAAATTAACCAACTCACTTATCTTTTCCAATAAATAAGGACAACCAGTTATATCACCTTGCATAGTCATATCCAAATATCCCTTAACTGGTCCGTGTGTGATCAATATATTTGTATCCAAAGGAATGAGGTCCCAATGTTTACAAATCGCAGGGCCTACACGATTAAATGCCCAATTATAAAACCAAGGTTGAACTGGACTTCCCCATATCTTTATTCCATCAATCTCACATCCTGTATCATTAAGATAAATGATATTTGGATATTTAGCTAATAGTGTTTTAATATCTTCTGGTTTAGCTTGTTCAAAATAAAAATCATGATTACCAGCTATGAGTATTTTATTCTTAAATGGCAAATCATTATACCATCGTAAAAAAGCGACTACTTCATCAATATATCCACGACCAGTCATATCACCAGAATGGATGATAGTCTCAATACTTCCATCAGTATTTTCCAAATACTTATTTGGTATTTTATTGTGTTGATTGTGTGTATCACTAATGCAAATTACTTTCATAATCTTAATCAATCATTGTTGTATAATTATCCCACGCTTGTTGTGGTGTCATTTTTTTATCATAATAAACTTCTTTCCAGAACTCTATCATCCATTTACTATTTAGTGGATACTGATGTGGTGAGAATTTAAAAGCAATCATTTTTAATTCATCCATCCAATTATTAAATAGATTGAACTTTAATACCACACCTAGTGTTGGTAGTGGAAAGAAATATAGCCATTTGTTTTTTCTATCCCATAAAAATCCAATCCAAATGTCATACCAAGCAAATAAAAATTCCAGTTTCATTTATGAGAAATTTTCGCTATGTGTGTAATCAGTTGAATCTGTTGGAGCAGCATCAAATCCACCAAGACTTGCATTACCTTGAACTCCAAGATCAAGTGGTGTATCTACTTGTTGTATGGTTTGTTGATCATCATTGTTTAAAGCATCTCCAATCATTGCACCCATCATATTACCACCCATCATGGTTCCCATAAGAGTTGAATTAGTTACATAACCCCAAATCAGTGATTCAATGAATGAATCATCACCATTTGGATACTGTTGTTGAAGTTGTGAACGTTTTTCATAATATGATGAATCCTTTACTCGTTCAGTTTTAACTTCACGATGATTAAAGTAATCTCTTACATAGGTATCATCCTTTGTTATATGTAAGCCATTTGAATCTCTTTCAGTTATAGTTTTAACTGTTGGTGTGAATTCTTGAACTCGTTTCAAATACTGACGTTTAGCTATGTCACCATGCCAAATATGATACAAGTCACCTTTAGCATATCCAATTTTACCTTTTACTACATTATAAAATTGCTTGGACCAAGCATTGATCTCATCCAGATTTTCAGTAAATGATTTTTGAATGCAAGAATGATCAAAGTGACCAGCAGCTGCATGTGCAATGACATGATCAGCACCACCAACCAAAGCACGATCATACAATGGAACAGCATCTAAAACTTCACGTCTTGCACCCCATGCAAATCCGACATGACCATGCTTATCATAATTGGAATTACATGAAAGAATACCATGAGTATCAGCATGATTTGCTGAGAAGCTTCTCCACATTTTTGGATGTCTTGTTTTTGGATCACTTACATATTCATATTCATGTGTTACATCAAAGTCTGGTTCCATTTGATCTTGATCCAAATGGATACAGTATTCAAATGGTTGAACTATGTTGTTTGTCTGTAAGGATTTAACACTATCAACCAACCAATTCTTATTGGTAAAGATGACATCTGCATCAACCCAGAACACATATTTGTATTTAGGGTCCAATCGTTTAACAATAAGATTCAATAGGGTTTCTTTATGCCAGAGTAAATTTTCTGTTTTTATTGTCGTAATATGCGGATTCTCAGGCCAATTAGGTAATAATTGTGGTTGAGCACCATCAATCAAGCACTCAATAATCTCATGATTAAGATGCTTGATTGAATCATAAAACTTGTTGAATGCCTTTAAACGATAAGGATTGTTTTGCGGATTGAAGTAGCAAGAAATGATTATTGCTTCTGAATGCGTTTTGTATTTATTTCCGAATAGGAAATTGTTTTTGAAAGCGTCTATAAGTGTCATTTGATTATTTTTTACAAAGGTACAACATTAATGTGATCCATACAAGATATTTTTAACTATATCCCATCATTTTTTCTGAAGCTTCAATTACTTTATCATCATACCATTGATTAAAAAGTTTATTCAAAGCTGATTTATGCTTCAATATTTCATCATTTTCCACAATATAATTAGCTAAAAAATTGGGATTTATTTTTCCATAAACAACATGATTTACACTCCAATTTGTTTGTCCAAGTTGTACACTACATTTAGATAAAAAATCACTAAAATTAGCTGCAAAAACTTTAACTCCATTTGCAAACCAATCATCATAAACCTTATTTAAACATGGTAAATGTCCAAATATAATTCTAAGATTAACTTTTAATAAGTTAAAATCCAATTTTGAATTATAAATAACATCAATGATTATAATATCATCAGCTAATGTGACTTTATAATTTCTGTTTAAAAAGTTACTAACTAATAATTCATCACTCATCTTACTTTTTGTCTTTAGACCATGAATCCTTAAGTGTAACAGTCCGATTGAAAATCAATTTATTTGGACCTGATTCCTTATCAGCACAGAAATATCCCAAGCGAATAAATTGAAACTTATCACCAGCATTTGCATTAATCAAATCTGGTTCACCATAAGCTGTGTCGATTATCTTTAAACTATTTGGGTTAATATCTGCAAGTCCTTCTGGTTCTTCTACATTAAATAATCGATCATATAAATTTACTTGCACAGGAATTGCATGCTCAGCACTAACAAAATGAATAGTACCTTTTGCCTTAATACCACTTACATCATTTCCACTTTTACTATCAGGATAATATGTGCAATGAACTTCTGTTACATTTCCATTATCATCCTTCAAGAAGGATTCACATTTTACAATATAAGCACTTTTCAATCGTACATTTAATCCAACAGCAAGACGAAAAAAACCTTTGATTGGTTCTTCCATAAAGTCATCTCGTTCAATCCATAATTCTCGACCAAATGGAATATTTCGTTCTCCACTACCTTCCAATTCTGGATTATTTTCACTAGATAAATTTTCTGTTTTTCCTTCTTCGTAATTATCAATGATTAACTTCAAAGGATTAACAACAACCATTCTACGTGTAGCAGTTTTGTTTAATTCTTCACGAATACAAAATTCCAAAAGACTCACATCAATGATATTTTCTCTTCGAGCAACACCAACTAGATCACAGAATTTACGAATGCTATCTGATGTATATCCACGTCTCCTTAACCCACTGATTGTTGGCATACGAGGATCATCCCATCCATTAACATGTTTATCATTAACCAATTCAAGTAGTTTACGCTTACTCATTATGGTATAGTTCATATTCAAACGAGCAAACTCATATTGAGTTGATGGATAGATTTCCAGCTTATCAATAAACCAATCATAAAGAGGTCTGTGTGGTTCAAACTCTAGTGTGCAAATTGAATGTGTAATTTTTTCAATTGAATCACTTTGTCCATGAGCAAAATCATACATTGGATAAATGCACCAACGATCACCTGTACGATAATGATTTATGTGTTTGATTCGATAAAGCAATGGATCACGCATTAGCATATTTGGTGATGCCATATCAATTCTAGCTCGGAGAGTTTTTTCACCATCACCAAATTCTCTGTTTTTCATTCGAAAGAACAAGTCTAAATTTTCTGATATAGTACGATTTCTATATGGAGAATCAATACCAGCACTTGTAGGTGTTCCTTTCATTGCTGCTATTTCTTCAGCACTGGAATCATCAACATAAGCTAACCCATTAAAAATTAATTTTAATGCGTATCTAAATAAATGATCAAAATAATCACTAGTGTATGTTTCTTTGTTCCATTTAAATCCTAACCAAGTAATATCTTCTTTGATACTATTTACATAGGTTAAATCTTCAGTCGTTGGATTTGTATCATCAAAACGAAGATTTGTTTTTCCACCAAATTTTTCAGCCAAGCCAAAATTAAGTACAATGCTTTTAGCATGTCCTATGTGTAGATAGCCATTTGGTTCTGGTGGAAATCTTGTGATTAATCCTTCACCTATATTTTCTTCTGTTATGATTTCTTCTAAAAAATTCATAAATATTATTTTAAGTCACAGTTAATTAATGTTTGTTCGTGAAATTCTTCTGGTGTGTATTTCACATAACCTTCTGATTGATATAACCACATATATTTAAGTCCAGCAGCTAGAATAAGCTTAGAACACTGCCAACAACTAGGTTTCTCACTTGTAACCGCTTTCCCATCAACAACCTTTACATGAAGCATTTCACATTCACCAATACCTCCAGCTGCTTCTATAATAAAAGGAACCATTGGTAATTTCATCAGAGCTGATTGTTCAGCATGTACAGCAGTTTTAGCACAATTAGCTCTACATTTTTCACTACCATCACAAACATGTGGTAATGGTGGTGCATTCCAACCATAACTAACCAATCCTACTTTACGATTCCAAATAACTACACCACGCTGGCTTTTACATTTAGAGTTATTGGCTGAATCAACTGCCATTTTTAATGCCCATTGTTCATCAAACATAATTATAGTCTTATAAGTGTTAAATTAATATTCTTTCTTTCAACATCAACTGATTTAACTACGATCATTACTTCATCACCAAGTCTAATACGTTCACCTGTATTAATTCCTTTCACACAATAGTTACTTGTATCAGCTGTGAAGGTATCACCACCAATTTCTGATAATCTCACAAGCCCTTCGCATTTGTTTTCTAGGATTTCAACAAAGACACCATAATCAGCTACTGATGTAATGATTCCTTTGTAAACTTTTCCTACACGTTCTGACATGTAAATACACTGCATGTATTTGATTGATTCACGTTCAGCTTTTTGTGCTTTCTTTTCTCTTTCAGACAAGTATAAACATCTTCCTTCAAGTCGTTCCAATTTAGGTGTTGGTTTATTATCAAGATATCTTCCTAATAATCTATGAACCATTACATCTGGATAACGTCTGATAGGACTTGTGAAGTGTGTGTAGTCTTTAAATCCAAGACCATAATGACCAATATTTGCTGTTCGATAATCAGCTTTTTGCATTGTACGAACAACCAAGTTACTAATGATATCTTCTTCTGACGTTCCTTTAACATCAGTAAGAAGCTTATTAAGTGTAGTTGTAATTTCAACTGGGTCTTGTGTTTTGATATCGTAACCAAATTGCTTAATGAAGTCTTTAAGGTTTTCCAATTTTTCTTCATTAGGTTTATCATGGGCACGATTAACCATTGGCAATTTCTTGTCATTGATGAACTTTGCAACACGTCTATTTGCCAACAACATGTATTCTTCAATCAACTTGTTTGAATCTTTTCCAACCTTGAAAATAATTCCTGTTGGTTTATTGTTCTCATCCAATTTGAAACGAACTTCTTGTTTATCAAAAGAAATAGAACCCTTAGCTAATCGAGCTTTACGCATTCTCTTAGCTATTTGATCTAGGGTGATAATTGCATTTTTCAAATCAATTTCTTCTGCCAATGAAAAGAATGATTTTTTCACAAGTTCAGCTTCAATTATTTCTTGAGCTTCTTCATACGAATATCTATGATTTGAATTGATAACTGTTCTTCCAAACCATTCTTCAAGTACATGACCATTTTCATTAAGCTTAAATATTGCTGAGAAGCATAATTTATCTTCATGTGGTCTTAGACTACACAATCCATTTGAAAGTCGCTCTGGAAGCATAGGAACACATCTATCAACAAGATAAACGCTGGTTCCTCTCATGTATGCTTCTTTATCTAATGCAGTATCTGGACGCAAATAATGGCTTACATCGGCAATGTGAACACCAACAATATAAACTCGTTCCATTGTCTCACCATCAATAATGCTTTCAAACGATAACGCATCATCAAAGTCTTTTGCATCAACTGGATCAATGGTAAAGGTTAATACATCACGCATATCTCTACGCTTATCAATCTCTGATTGAGGGATGATATCTGAAATAGCTTCTGCTTCTGCAATCACATCACCATCAAAATCATAAGGAAGACCATATTCTTCTAGGATGCTATGTATTTCTGTTTCATGTTCACCAGCATCACCGATTACTCGAATGATCTCACCATTAGGATTTTTAGCATCATCTTTCCATTCAGTTAAACGAGCAATAACCTTTTGTCCATCCTTAGCACCAAGTATCTTGGTGATTGGAATGAAGAAATCTATTGGTAATTTATTGCTATCTGGAACAAAGAAAGCATAACGTGGTGATACTTGTATCACACCAACAAATTCTGTCCTAAATCGTTCAAGTATTACTAATACTTCACCTTCAAGTGCTCGTCCATTACCTGGTATAACCTTGATCCTAACTGTATCTAAATGTAATGCTTTATTCGTATTGTTTTTGTGGATATAAATATCCTTTGGTAAATCATTACTTACCAAGTATGCTGAGCCACTAGCATTCATTGCTATCTTCCCCTCTAAAATGTCTCCTATATTAATCATATTTTTGTTTTTATTTTATTAAATTTCTTTCATTATAACGTAATCATCTCCATCTTCAAAATCATCTCCATCAATATTTTTCAATCCATTTGATTTACAGTATTCAGATACTGTTCCAATAATTGTAAACCCTTCTCTTTTGTAAAAAGATAATGGAGCACCACCTTTATCAACATAAGATAATATTTTACTACAACCAAAATCTTTAGCTTTTTCATATAAATGCATCATGATTTGCTTGCCAAATCCCATATTTCTTAATTCTGGTATTACACCAAGCCATCCAAGCCAAAGTTCATTTGTATCTTTAGCTTCATTCAGTGTATATAATCCACAAATACCAATTGGTTTATTACCTAATTTCACCAGCCATACTTCCCATAGTCTATCTGTTTTGCCATGAGTAGAAGGAATTACTTTACACCATACCAATGATGTTTGATAAAATACTAAATCGAAATCTTCAACTAAAGGTTTTAATATGGGACCAAACTCATAAATGTTTCGTGTTTGATTGAATGAGAGCTTATCATCAAGTATTAATTGCATGATAGTAAATTCTTCATCTTCATAGATTAGATGTTTGACAATCTTCCAACCATATTTATCATGATATTTTGCAGCATCCAATGTATCCAGATAAATTATTTGATATCCTTTGGATAAGGCCCAATCAAATCTTAATTTTGACATTATTCTTCCATATCCATTACCACGATATTCTGGTTCTATCCATAATAATGTATTATATGGTGAAATATCCATTCCATCTTCATCTCTTACTGTGTCAAATACCCCAGTACCAATTGGTTTATCACCATCTAATGCTATAAAACAAATAGAGTCTTTATCATGAATCAACCATCTGTCAAATTCTGAATTTGCTTCTTCCAATGATATACCCCATCTTTTTAAAATGATAGATATAACATATCCTCGATAAAATTCAATTGCTTGTATTGTTTTGAAATTTGAATTGATCATATTAACACATATTTTCTATTTCATCTTCAAATAAGAAGACTTGTTCTTTGAACCACATAATATTTTTCCAATTATTACCTCTATTAGTGGTAAAATTTTCAATTAATTTATAAACTCGTTGTCTTTGATAAAAACCAGAATTTGCAACTCCATCTGGATAGCCTAAAGCAATCTCTTCTTCTGTCCAAGACTCACTCATATTAGGTTCTTCTTGTTTAGTATTGAAGATATCTGGATGCCAATAATCCATATAACATGTTGCATAATCAATCTCACGAAGCATTCGATTATTCAAATCTTCAACGTTATCTGGTAAATGCTTATAGATTTCTGGATCATCTAGATCAACTTTTTCCCTACTAAAGCTTTCAGTGTGTTCTCTCATTTATTTTAATGTATTTGGGTATTCCATTTTCAGTGCTTCTAATTTTGCAACTAGAATTTTTGCAATCCAAAAATCTCTATACCATTTATTATCAGCTGGAACAACATTCCATTTTATCTTTGATTCATTGAAAATTCTCTCGTAGACTTTCATGTAATCATCCCAAAGCTTCGATTCAATCAAGTCATTGGCATTATACTTCCATTTCTTCTCAAGTGATGTTGCACGTTCTTTAAATCTAGCTACTTGTTCCTTCTTGGAAATATGGAGATAAAATTTGATAACATGTGTATTGTTATCTTCAAGCATTTCTTCAAAATTATTGATATGTTTATAACGTTTTTCAATAACTTTCTCTGGGAAGGTTTTATGAACACTAGGATAAAGAATATCTTCGTAATGTGATCTATTGAATATTTCAATATTACCCTTTGAAGGCATGAGATTATGAATACGCCATAAGTAATCTTTTGATGCTTCAAAATCATTTGGAGCCTTGAATGAATGGACATTTACTGCCATTGGATATAACCCATGATAAAGCTTATCAACTGTACTATCTTTACCAGCTGCATCAACACCTTGTAACACAATTAGAATTGAATGTTTAGATTCAGCTCTCATTGTTTTATGAAGTTGTTCCAGCTTGATGTAAAGCTTTGCTGTCTCAGCCTTAATAGTTTCTTTATCAAGTGCTTTTGGTGCTTTTGTGGAAATCTTATTTAGCATTTTATAATTTTTTATACCCATCATTAAATAAATTGATAGCCAGTTCAGTTGTTAATTCAATAGTAATCATTTTAATTTGGGATTCAAATTCTGGTACTGGTTCATATTCTTTTATTTCAATGTATGATTTATATATAAGTTTTAATTTAGGGTTAGCCTTATCTGTCATTACAAATAAATGAACAATAATATTATCTGGTTTTACATGGTTAGATTCATTTGGTGAATTCCCAAAAAGACCATTTAATTGATTATAAGAGTGAATGCTTGTTGATCCACTCATGAATGACATTTTATTATTATCTCTATCACCTTTGGATGCATTTACTACTTTATCCCAAACTTGTCCATCAAACAATTCCATTGCAATCATCATAGCATCTAATTCAGTATAGCTTGCTAATTTGAAATAATCAAATGCTTCCCAAAAACAAGAGAATTTCCTACGTTCATGAATTGCTAATATCGTTTCGTTAACTTTTTTGGTCATACTAAAAAACTCTCCAATAAATTTTTGTAATTTTCTTCATCATTTTTTATCACACCAAATAAACGAGCAGCTATTGGTCTATAATTGTTTCGTTTATCCTCTTTAAATAATTCTTGGGTCCATATTGATGGAAATGTTTCTTTATTAAACCATAAATAAAGCAATGACGCATATCTATCAGCTATTATTTCTTCGCCAACGACATGCTCAAAAAAGGTTTCAAAATTTTCAGCTGATAATGCTTTGATTAAAGCTTCTTTACCCATCTTCTGTATGCGTTTATAATGGGCAATCTCGTGTAAAATAACATAGAATATTATACTATCATTATAGCGATTCAATTCCTCAGAATTAATGAATAGACCATACATTGTTGCAACACCAAGAGTATTGAATTTAATCTTTCTGTCTTTAAAATCAATCCCTGAAGCTTCCATAAATTCAAGTAACTTCTTGAAATTATGCCTTCCATTCTTTTTTGTCAATGCTATTTTCAAGGATTTATCAATCATCATACAAAGGTACAAATAAAAAAGCAATTATCCAAATGTAATCCTTTGATGAAATTAAAGAATAACCACGGTTATTTGCCGTGGTTATCACTTAGTACAAAATTGATTTTAAAATCAGTGAGTCTCCCACTTAGACATTTCTCTTTGCCCCAAGCTTCAAACACTGGGATATGTTCTAAACGATCATCCCACATTTCAACACTAGTAACTGATTGATGTTCGTCCAATAGCTTGTTAAGTGTTTTAACCTTAGCTATTTCAGTTGCACCACCTTTGTTAAAATGATGACCATCAAAGGTCAAGCCTTTAATTTCAAGGATATCCCTAACATGATCAGCCAAGTGTTGTAGACGACCAGTCAACATAATAACACCTGTTTCAGGTAATGCTCGTTCTTTCTCGTAATCTGCAATGACAAGTGGATTGGATGGCATATCAAAGATTCTATGATCAAGTGATTCCTCTCGACCCCACCAACCTTTATGTGGCCATTCTTTGCCAGTCTTTTTCTGAAAGTGCAGCTTTCCCGTCTCAGGCAATGGTGTATTAATAAGCGTTCCATCAAAGTCGAAGATGGCCAATTTAGTTATTTTTCTTGTATTTCCAAAGGTATCCATAAGCTGTTTTTGATTTTTTTGTTAAATTCATACTAATATTTTTTCTAGAAAAACCTAATTCTTCCTCCACATCTTTAGCACTTTTCCATTCTTTAATTTGTTCACCATCTAAATTATATTGAATTATGGGTTTTTTAATACTTTCAGCGTTATTACTAATCCAAATTTCATTTTTTATTATTTTTCTTCCTTTAGATTTTTCACAAGCTAATTTATGTGCTGATGTGCTACCTGTTTTTTTTCTAGTTTCTGAAATTAATTTTTTTGTTTCTTCAGTGTGTTTTTTATAAACCTTTGTTTTATTATAAGCTATTATTTTCTTACGATGTTCATCACTTATTTTTCTACCAAATCCACCATCACCACCTAAAGTTAAATTAATACCATTTTCATTACTCCCATGAAATGAATTGAAAAATCCAATATAAAAAATTTCTAACTCATTTAATTCGATTAATGTATTTTCGCCTTCATATATTATTTCAAATGTATGACCACTAAAACCATGCTTTGATAATGAATTAAATAAAAGTGGTTGTTTTTTACATTTTAATCGTCTATAATAATCAATCCTAAGAGTTAAGTTAGTTGTTTTTCCAATATAAATTCGACCAGTTGGTGATGTTATTTTGTAAATGTATCCATATTTCTTTTCCATAAACGAGTTTATTATAAATATCTCGTTTTTTATCAAAATCAAAATAATGTGCCATCAAAATCAAATATCGCTAGTTTTGTAAAGGTTGTCATTTTATATGTAATTTTTTTAATATTCTTTGCATTAATGTTAATGGTGGTGGTTCCAATAAAGAACCATATATACGCTTTGTTGCACTTCCTATGAGGATTTTAGTTATTGGACCATGAGCATTTATTGCATTCTTTAATGCACCATTAATCTTTGTTGTTGTTACTACTTTTATCTTTTTTAACTGTTCAATGGTAGCTAAATTATCTTTCTCATATTCATCAACAAACATCAGTATTGCTTCAATATCAGTTGAACTAACCTTATTTTTTAAAGCTTGTTCCAGTTTATTTTGTAATTTGCCACGTCTTGTTTTAAATTTCATCTTTGACAAAGGTAGTGATTTATTTTCATTTTTCCAAATTTTTAATATAAACGATTAAACCAAGATTGTCTTGATCTTTCTTCATTTATTTGATGTATTTCTCGTTGAATTCTGTCTTCCTGTTCCTCATGTAATCTTCTGATCATGTCATTTCTATTTGGTGAAGGATTTCCAGAATATATATAATCCATGTAAACAAGTTGACCTGTTGGACCATCCATTGGTTGAACTGAAATTAAATCATTTGAAAATGTATTAGGAACAAAATTTGAAATTAATGGAAAAAAGGCTTCAATGGTTTTCCAATAAAATTCAAGATCGATATCTCCTTTTATCCAAACAGCCCAATCATTTATTATTTTCTTGACGATTTCAGCATCAAGAAAAAATATTATAGAAAGTTCATTAACTAATCTTTCTGCATATATTGGTGCTTTATGTCTTCTGGTATCACTTAATTCATAGATACCATCATTTCCTATGTCACTAATTCCAACATAGTAGTGTCTGGTGAGGTATGATCGTACAAGGTTTTCCATGTACAATCATAGCGATTTTCAATAAATATGTAAAGTTTATTTGTTACTTTTAGGCTTAAGAGTAACAAACATTTTTTTACCTTCCATTGAAGGCATTGCTTCTGGAACACCATACTCTTCTACTGATACGATAACCTTTAATAAAAGAGCTTTACCATTATCAATATAAGACATTTCACGTCCTTTGAATTGCATGCTAATCTTTACCTTATGACCTTTTTGAAGGAATTCTATCATGTGTTTGAGACGATAACTCAAATCATTTTCAGAAGTATTTGGACCAAGTTTTATCTCTTTCATTTCAAGAGTTTTATTCTTTGGCTTTTTACCCAATTCATAAATGAATTTTTCATAATTCATAATCTTACAAACTGGTGGTACAGAATGTTCATTGATTAAAACCAAATCCATTTCTTTTGATTCAGCTAATGCAATTGCAGAATCCAAGGACATGATTCCACCTTCTGTTACTCGTACTTCATTTGCTCTGATTTCTCTATTAAGCAAATGTTGTTTTTTCTTTTTGTTCATTTATTTCACTTTGTTTTTTAAGTATTCAACTAATTCATCGTAAGTCTTAACTTGATCAACACCATATTTCTTACAAACGATATCAACGTTTCCTTTTCTCCAAAATCCTTCTGGACAAAGAACAACCATCTTTTTAGTTCTAGCATATAATCCTAATTCCAATAATGAAATAGGTGATTCGGTTTCTGGATCAAAATACATAACAACAATGTCACACATTTCAAGTCCATCCAATTCCCATGTTACTTGTCCATTAAAGTTTTTGTCTGTGATCTTTTGTTTCCAGCTAGAATCCCAATCTTTTCGTCTTGGATTTAAGAAAACAAATGGTTTACTCTGCAATTCTTTTATTATTTTTTTCTGCCAGTTTTCAGCTAGGCCCATTTCAATGGAACCAGCTAGGAATACAGATGTGAATCCTTTTTCTACTTTCACCTCATTAGGTGGTTGTATTTCTATTGCTTTACTCATCAATTTAAATTTGGATTGATATCGTTATTATTTTCTTCTTCATTAATTATTTCAATATGCTCCACTTCATCGTGAAGCTCATCCAACACAGATACTTTTAAATATCCATTACCATTATCATTGTATGTTATACGAATGATATATTCACCCAAATCAATTTCTTTTTTTACCTTCATTAAATTAATGGTAATGCAGCAGCAAACATTATTTCATTCATGATAGTTGCTTCATAAGCATCTTCCAATTCAACTTGAAAATCTTGATCATAAATTTCTTTATCAAAACCATTTTTGGAATAGAACCATTTGATAAAGTGAACATCACCCATCATCTCCACATCTCTACGATATGTCTTTCCATTGTAAACAAAATACATTTCTTTCATAATTATTTGGTTGGTATTGTTAAGAAGTCAGTTTCAATTATTTCTTGAAGTAATGCTACATTTTCATAAAGATCATCACCATCTTTATCAGTGGCATTTGCCATTAAGAAAGCATGAATTTCTTCATCAGTTGGCTCTTTATGGTGATTAATAAAATAAGTATAATGATCACCACTTTCACTTGTTGTATTCAAAAGGAATTTTTTCATCTTCACTTTTGTTGCATCAAGATGAGCAGCAAGTAAAGCAGCTGCTTTGATTATGTTTTCTCTTCGACTACGTTTGAATCGTTTTTCCTTCCATTCAATATCCCAACCATTTGGAAAATAATGAACATCACCAGTTAATAAAAACATGGCATATTCTTCCAATTCATTATTTTTATAAGCTAAATCATGTTTTTCACTAAATCCTTCTTTTTCTATTTGACGATTTCGTTCTTCAGCTATTAAATCAATTCCTGTTTTCATTTATCAATTTTAATTTTTGCACTCTTGTTAGTTGTTTTATTCGATATTCTTCTTTACTAGCTTTGCTTCTATTTTCAGCTTCAAATTCTGCTACTAGAATCACTGGTCTTCTAGTACGAGTATATTTGGCACCTTTACCATCATTATGTGCTTTAACTCTTTTATTTACATCTGTTGTTATTCCAGTGTAAAGAGTCTCATCAATACATCTTACAATATAAACATACCACATTATACAAGATTAATCATTACTTGTCCATTAGGTGAAAACTCATCAGAAACATCAAAGCCATATTCAGCAACTACATTTTTTACTATTTGTTTCATTGTTGAACTATTACCAGTTACAACTTGAATGTAGGTTGATTTCTTTTGCATGTGTTCCCAAATAAATGCATCCATCAATCTAGGAACATCTTCATGCTTGATTCCGTGTAAGTCCAGCTTCATAATCAATTTTTGATGCTATTATCTTTTCAATAAAAGGTAAACAAGCTGCTTGTGTTTCATGTACAAGAGGTTTAGCTTCTTCAAGACTTACCCATTTATAATCATCCATTTCTGGAAAACCACCACGTTCAACTGGAACATTTGAATTACACTTGATCTCAAGATTATCCCAATCCATTTCAGTTAAATCATGCTCGATATAAATAAAAGGATAAATCATCTTTTTATTATGACCATAATTAACTGGTTCTAGGTAATGAACATTGAAAGATGCAACAGCCATTTGATGATTCAAATCAATGTTACTTTCTTCGAATGTTTCACGAATAGCTGCATCCATTATTCCTTCACCTTCTTCTACCTTCCCTTTAGGGATGGACCAAAAGTCTGGCTTATGATTTGTTGGATGACAAATCAATAGTTTCCTATCTCGTCTTATAATAAAAATTCCAGCTGCGATTGTCTTTGCCATATTATATTACTTCTATTTTACAAGGGATTAGTATATCTTCATTATAACGATACACAGCACATAGTCTGTGATAACCATCAGCAATGATTACTTTACCATTGACTGAATCAACAACTAATAGTATTGGTGAAAGTTTTTCTCCTTTATCAATCTTCTTGCAATTCTTTTTAACATGTGAATTGCTAACACCCAATAAAGATAAACCAGATGCTCTGAAAACGTCTTTAGCCTTAAATGTGGACATTGGAGCCTTCTTAAGTCTAGCTATGATTCCATCAACTCTAGATGGATGAATAACCAACCTTAAATATGATTTAGCAGCTGGGTAATCATGCTCTTCTGGTTTAACAAACCATTTTATCTTAACCTTCTTGTCCATTAGATTAATTGTGTTCCAACAGAATAATCTTCGAATTGATCCTTACCATCAAGTGATTTACCAACCATTATCATAACTTCACTTTTAACACCTTTGATTTCTGTTGGTGTTAAATTGGTAATGAATGGAACTTTAAGTGTAATTAAATTCTCTGGTTCATATTGTTTACCAAGATTGGTAAACGCTGTTTTTTCATCTTCTTGGTTTGGTCCAAAGATAACAGTCAATTTGATTCCATAACTCTTAGGAACACGTTCAGCTGCTATGATTTGACCAATACGAATTTCCAACTTGGATTCAATAGCCAAGAACTCATCAAATGATATTTGTGGTTTAGTCGATGTAGTATTCATTCTTCAAAAGATTAATTTGTTTTGTGTTTTTGACAATTTGATTTTGAATTGTTTTATCTGTAACAATTACAGGTTTTCCCCCCATTTTAGAAACACGTATTTTTGCCAATAAATTATTACTAGCTTCTAATTGTGATTTTAAAGACTTTAAGTCTTGTGTTCTTACTTTATACATTTTCGTCTGGATTAAATTTTTTCCCTTTTACTTTTGAAAAATCAATATCTTTTACTTCTATTTCTGGCTTCCAAGCAATTAAACCTAAATCCAGCATCAGTATACTCTCAACTCTAGCCCAATCAACAAATGGTCGATCAGATAAGGTTGAATCTACTTTTAATGGACATCCCAATGCTGCATCATCAATGATTAATTGACCGTAAGCTTTAGGACTTTTAGTCCAATATGATTGAGTTGGATTCGATTGAATACCAAATAATGTTATATCATTTATCTTAAACCAATTAACAGCTTCATCTAAAGTATTACCTTTAAAATTACTTCTCATAGTAAATAAGATAAGC